GTGAATTCTTCCGCGCTGACCACTTCGGACGGCTGCCCCGTATAGCGATTCGAGATCACCCAATCATTCGGCTGCAATGCAACCCAGCCGGTCGGGAGCGGCACCCGCGGCACGCCATCCGAAAACAGCGGCGGGTCGCCGGGATCGATCACCGCCCCCACCGGTAACGCGGGCGGCACATACTGCTCGGCATACACCCGCAGCGGGCGTTCGGTGTGCGGCGTCTGATTCCCCTGCGGCGGATGTGGCGCACCCATCGATCACCCCTTAGACGAAGTAGGTTCCATGCAACACGAAATTCTGGCCCGTCAGGTTTTGATTCGACTTCGCCACCCCGGTCGCGCCGTCGTAGAGGTTGATCCGCGCCGTGCCCGCATTCGTCCAGGTGCGCAAGAACACGGCGCCATAACTCTGGTAGAACCCGGCTTGACTGGATGCCGTGAAGGGCAAGCTGACAATCGCGGGCGCGACGTTTGAGTTCGTCGGGTAGATCAAATGCAGGCTCAGGGTGACGAGCGGCCCGATCTTCACGTAGGTGCCGACAGCGGTCGTAAAGGTCAGCCCCGCGCCGCTCTGATCCGTCGGCGTCCAGGTGCCGGCCACCGGCAGCGGCCCATAGGCCAGATCCGCCGGATCGAGAATCACCGTCTTGATCTTGTCTTTGTTCCAGACGGTGCCGACGAGGCCAGACCCGTCGTCGTCGATCAGCGCATTCCAGGGTCCGCGATCAATCGCCATTACGCCCCCGCATTCCGAATCAGCTTTTGCAAAATCGCCTCGAACGTATGGTGCACAGTCGACGCCGTGACGGTGAACTTCGGCACGACGCCGACGATGCCGAGGTCCGAGATCGCGACATCTTGAATCGTCAGCGATTCGTTAATGGCCGGCGACGTGAGCGTAATCGCCACGGTCTTCCCGCTCTTCGTTTTGAGATCGCGCGTCGCATAGGTGACGGTCACGAGCGGCCGGCTGTAGAGCGCGAGTTCGGCATCGCAGATTTGAATCAACGAGGCTTCCGAGCGCCGGTCATCGCTAACGATGTGTTCGTAGACGCCATCGCCGCCGCCATCGAGCGCGACCATATACGCCTGCGCCGCGATGTCGTCGCGCTGCACCCAGACGTGGATCGGGGCGCCCTGGAGTATCGTCACGGTCACGCCCGCCACGCCCGATAGCGTCGGCGCCGCGGTGATCGTGCTGTTATAGGAGACGGCCGCCACGAGGGCGCCTGACCCCGACGCCGGAATCCCCGTCAGCGTCGTGGGGGTTTTCCCCGTGTAGCGGATCACCTGTTCGCCGTTGCCGACGACCGCCCAGCCCCCGGCCGTGGCGAAGGGGGCCGTATTCGCGACGATGATCGTGGTTGCCCCGGGCGGCACTTGCCCACTCGGTTGCGTGAGGCCTGAGGTATCCGTCACCGGCGGCACCGGGCGGCCGGCGAGCACGCTATCGGCCCACGGGTCGAGATAGCTCGTGCTCGTGTTCTCCGCGATCGTGGTGAGTAACTTTAGCTGCGGATCGTTTGCGATGGTGCGATACAGGTTGCGCCCGGTCACAGTGGCGCCGCCGATCGGCACGGTGATCGTCACGCGATTCGCCGCGGCGGTATTCGTCGGCATCCCGCCACTGAGGCCGCTCGTCGGGGCGGTATCGGTGTAGGTGGTCGCCGTGTTGTTGGCGATCGTCGCGAGCACGCGCCAGCCGGGGCCGCCCGTGAAGCGATACAGCCGCCGCGCCGTGACGATCGCCGGGCCGATCGGAATCCCCGTCAGCGGGACGGTCTGATAACTCGCCCCGCCCGAGGTATCGGTCGTCGGCGCGTCGGGATCCGTCGCGACACTCGCCGTCGTGTCGATGTAAGACGTCTCCGTATTGTTGTTGATCGTGGCGAGACGCCGGAACGGCGCGCCATTATCGGAACGGTAGATCCGGCGTCCCACGGCGCGCACATCGCCCGAGGTCGGGACCGTCACCGTCGCCTGGTCGCCGGGCGGCGTCCCGATTGCGCCCGTTCCGATCCGTTGTGGTCCCAGTTGCGCGTCCGATTTCGTGTCGGTATACCCGGCCGCCGCCGATGCGTTCGCGAGTTCCGTGACGAGGTAATACAGCGCGGTTGCGGGATCGGGCACGCCGGTCGGGGCACAATGGGTCCGATACAGGCGCAGCGTTGTCACCCGCACGTCACTGGACGCGACGAACCACGTAAATTGAAAACCCTGCGACGGACTGGAGACGGCCCGGAGTTGAGCCGTATCAATCCGTAAGACCGTTTCATATCCGCCAGACACATAGGCGAGGGCATACACATAGAATCCCGGGGCCATTGATCCGGGCACATTCAACACCGATCCACCCCAGACACCTGACGGCGTCGCTGGCGGTTGTGGTGTGATTGCGGCACTCGGCGCGCCCGGTAAGGTTTCGCCACCACCGGCGATGGTGATCGTTGTCTCGTAGCGATAGGCGACACCGTTGCCGAGGTTCCCGCTCACCTTTCGCAACGCGGCCGATGTGGTGCCCGGCGCCGGCACGCCCGCGCCGACGGTCGTGGTCACGGGCGCGCTCGAGACCGTGAGATCGGTTTCACCGCTCGCCGTCACAAACGTGACGCCGTATTGAAACGTGCCCGCCTCGATGGATCCCCCGGCCGTCGGCGAGCCCGGCGTCGGGGCCACCGTCGGCGACGGCAGGAATCCCGTCGTGATCTCCGCACTCGGCCCCGCTAACGATTCGCCCGCGGCGGTGACGAACGTCACCGCGTAGCGATGCACGCCACTGTTGACTTCGGTGCCCGGCGCCAGGGCGAGCGTCGGCGGTGCCGCTGGACTGGCGCCCGGCCCCACGAGGCCGCCCCCGCCGCCGAGCTGCACGCCGGTGTAGGTCAGCGGGAGACACGCCGCGCCATCCGGCGACACGCCCGCGATCGCTTTCCCGCCGGTCGGATTAAACATCGTCGCTTCCCGCACCGGCACGAGATCCGTCCCAGCGGCGATCGTCGTGGCGATCGTGGTGCTGGCGCCTTTCCCATAGACGCGCGTGCGGACTTGCGATTTCTCCATCGCCCAGGTGATCGCGGGATCATGCGCGAAGCGCTTCGGGCTGTCATCGATCGGATCGGGCGACGTGCCCGGCGGCGTGACGAAGAGATACAGCGTCTTGTTCTCGAAATACCAGTAGCCGCCAATCAGCTTCGCGACTTGCGTCAAGCAGCCCTTCATCCCCGCTTCAGAGCCGTCAAAGGTGACGGTGACGGGCGGCAGATTCGCCTCGACGCCCGCCGACGAGAAGCCAGGGGCATAGGTGCTGATCAGCCATTGCGCCACGGTCGTCGCCGACGTCATCGTGAACTGTCCGAGCGGGCGCTTGCGATTCGCCGCGGCCGTATCGTCGATCGCCGTGCAGGGATGCAGCACCGTGGACGGCCGGCCTTTGTAGGTGCGCTCGACGGTTTGCAGTTCGCCGCCGAAGAGCAAGATCGGATCGTTCGGTTGCAGCCAGATTTCAAGCCGCTGGCCCACCGTGGGCGCGCCGCCCAGGAGCGTCAGGCGGCAGGTATTCGGCGCGTCGAACACGACATCTTGAATCGTCATCGACTTGTAGATCACGCGGGGCACCGCACCCGGCTGGCTGATGTCGACGCCGCCCAGGATGATCCGGACGATCGACTTTTGCGCCGCCGTCAGATAGTTCAGGCGGAAGTTGTTGAGTCGCGCGGTGCCGAGAACGGCCGGCTGATAGGGCATCAGGTCACCAGTGAGCCGCGCTCAATCTGACTGGTGATCGTGTCACCGACCCGGCGCGCGATGCCGCTTTCGGTGTCGACGATGTTGAACACGTTGCTAATCGACGGCGCGTTGTAACCGCTGCCCGGCCGCTGGATGAGGCCGGTGCGCAAGCCATACGTGATGACATCTTCGCCCCCGCCGACCTGCGATCCCATATGCGTGGCGTTATATTGCCGCCAGAGTTCGTCCTGATTCGGGATGGTCATCCCAGACGTGTCGATCGTGCCCCCGCCACCCTTCGGCCCGAGAAAGGATTCGGTCTCTTTCATCGCCGTCGAGACTTGCTCAATGTTCGCGGTCAACTTCTCGATCTCCGGGTTGACTTTCTCGCCGATGACTTCCGACGTGAACCGCCATTCGGTATTCCAGGCTTTCGTGTCGGCGTAGTTCGTTTTGATCCAGGCATCGAGGGAGCCGAGCGCCGGCTCGGTCACGGCCATCGTCGCCGTGTTGTATTGCATCGACTTATCGAGCGCCTGCACTTGCGCGGCGGTGAGGTTGTATTTCGTCGCGATCGATCCCATCGACACATCAAGGGCGAGCAGCTTCGTCGCGTGCGCCGCGATGGTCGGATCAATCGCCGCGATCGTTTTCTGCCAGCCGAGGCCGGCGTTATTGATTTCCGCTTGCGCCTTCGCCAGCGCCTCATACCGCGGCTTCGCTTCGTCGGCCCACGCCTTTTGCGCTTTGGCGCTTTCCGTCAGCGTGCGGTTGTAGTATTCGAGCGCCCGCGTGCTGATGCCGTAGTGGTCCGCAATCTCTTTGTTCGTGGAGTTGTGGCTTTTGAGTTCCGCCGTGATCTCCGGCAACTTGCTACGCACGCGATCGAGTTCGCCCTGCCACTCTTTCACCCGTTGCGCGCCGGTGTTGAAGCTCTGATTGGTGTCGGCGTTATGCTTCGTCACGATCCGCAGCGCTTCGCCGACATCGGTGATCGAGCGGCCGGCAATCTCGGACGCGCGCGCGAGGTTCATCGCCTTCGCTGCCGCCGTCTCGGCCGCCAGATCGCCCCAGCCGACGAGCTTCGCCGTCGCATCCCCGACGGACTTCACAAGGTCGACCCCAAAGTAATTCGACAGGGTGATAATGCCCTGCCCTAACTCGTAGCCGGCCACGGCCGCGGTCGCCATCGAACCCGCCAAAGCTGGCAGGCCCATATCGCCGACGTTTTTCCCGGCGAGCGCGCTCAGTTCCTGCAACGCTTTGACCGGCTTGCCGATATTGATCCCGACGGCGCTGAGGGATTGATCGACCTGGTTGATCCCGTGACTGAATTCCTGCATCCCGGCCGAGGTTTGGTCAGACGCCGACTCGAGCTGCTTCAGCTTCACGACGGACTTATCGACTTCGGTCAGGAACCCGGTAAAGTCCGCGGTCATGACGCCGGTGAGGGCGGCCATCAGGCGGGCTCCGCTTCCTGCTTCTCGGTGTGCTTATTCAGGTCTTCCACGATCACCTCATACACTTCGCGCGGTAACGCGCGGACGTCGGTGTAACTGAGCCCCGTGATCCGCACGATGGCGAGATCGGTCATGATGCGAGTGCGGGTTCGGGGATTGTTTTTTTTTCTGCGAGCGCGAGATCGTTCGCCGCCTCGTGCTGCTTGATCGCCTCGACGATTTCGGTAATGGTCGCCGTGTCGAGACTGCGCAGCACATCGCGCCGCTCGTCCAGCGAGAGCCCGAGGTGAAACGCGATCGGCGCATCGTTGTGGCCGACCAGCGTCCAGCTCACGAGGTAGGCGAGTTGCTTCGCGAAGAAGGATCCGGCCGAGGCCGCCGTCAGCAGGTCGATGTATTCGCCCGCGTTGAGTTCCTTTTTGACCGTGAGAAAATCGCCGTCGGATAACGGCAGGCGGATGGTCTCCGGCGAGACGATGCGATTCCGGCCCATGTGCTCGACTCCTTCACCGCTCCGGCGGTCCTAAGTGTGCCCGTAGACTCGTCTCCCCGATGTCGATCGCGTCAATCGGCCAGGCCCAGAAGCCACCTGGTCGCGGCGCCGTAAAGAGCAGCGGCGCCCGGCGGGCCTGGGCTTTGTCGATCCGCGCGATCGTCGCACGCAGCACCCAGTGCCCGCCTTCGGTCTTGACGCGCGTGATCCGCCACGACGTCACCACCACGGCTTCGTAATAGCCATGCATCACGGCCCCAGCGGCGCCGTGAATCGTCAGCGAGTCGAACACGCGCTTACGCTGCGGGCGCCTTACGCTTGCGTGCGGATGCCGCGTCCGCTGCGAGCGCGCCGCCTTCGATCACGAACGGCCCCGCCGCCGTCCAGGTGCCCGAGACTTTCGGTGCCTGCAGACTCGCGTCGATGCTGGCGTCCATGTAGGCGAGCCCCGACCACAAGAACGTCGGCTCCGTGCTGTTCGGGATGAGTTCGAGCATGCCGGGCGTATCCATTTCGGCCGCCTCGAAGATCTCGATGTTCGCCGAGTTCCAGAAGCCGCCGATCGTGCCTTTGGCGTCTTTCATGCCGGGAATGTAGACCCGGTTCACGTCACCAAAACAGGTGACGTCTTCCATCTCGGTCTTGAAATCGCCCGTCCAGGCGTTCAGCGAAATCAGTAGCACCGGCGTGGTTCCCGCGGCATCCCACTTCACCTGCCCATAGCGCCCTGTCTTGATTGCCATGTGATCTACTCCTTATGCGTCGGTGTGACTCATCTCGATAAAATATTGGCCGCCGCGCCGGTTCCAGCGAATCGAGGGATCGACTTCATCGACTTCCGTCATCCGCACGGGCTCCAGGCGGTGCATCGTTGACCAGGTGTAACCGGCAACGGTGAGCGGCTGGTCTTCCAAGAGTTCATCGATCCGCGCGGCCGCCCGTTTGATGTTCGCGCCCTGCACCGTCGAGAGCATGCGGGCTTCGACCAGGTAGATCCCCTCTTCAATCGCCCGCCGCCCGAACACGCCGCGATCGATCGCGTTGATGAACGCGACAATCACAAAGCGCGTGGAGCCCGGCGGCGCTTCGTCCCAGTAGACGCCGTTCGGACACAGCGACAGCAGCTCCGCATCGCTCCCCAGCTTCGCAATCAGCGCGCTCGCAATATCCGAGGTATCTGCCATGAACTTACGCCGCCGTGCCCCGTTTCACTGTCAGTCCCTTGGCCTCGATGATCGCGGCCAACTTGTCATACATCACGTTGCGATACCGGATCATCGTGGGGATGAACACGGGCGCCGGCGGGCGCTTCATCACGCCGCGATTCCAGCCGAGCTTCGTATGTCGCGCCTCGGTGCCAAATTCCCACAGGTGCGCATGCG